CTTATATACGGAGCTTCAAATCAAAGACTTGGTGAAGCTGTTGGCAAAGGAATGAAAGAAGGAAAGAGACTTCGAGACACATTCATGTCAAAGATGCCTGCTTTTAAAAAATTACTAACTGCTGTTGAAAGATCGGCAGAGACTAACGGACACATAAAAGGAATTGATGGAAGGATTATAGAGATGAGATCAAAGCACTCTCTCCTTAACTTCCTACTCCAAAGTTGTGGAGCCATAATAATGAAACAATCACTGATCGAGTTTGCCAAACTTGCAAAGCATCCCTATGAAATGCATGCAAATGTACATGACGAAGTTCAGTTCTCTTGTCTCGAAGAACACGCACAGGACTTAGGACAAACTTATGTAGCTGCAATAATTCAAGCAGGTAAAGTTTTAGATATTAAATGTCCCTTGGATGGAGACTTTAAGATTGGTAACAACTGGGCAGAGACACACTAAAATGTTTAATCCTACTTTTGGTTTACAAAAAATTACAAAAAACTGGTATCTATCAAAAGATGGAGATACTTACGCTAGGTCTTTATTTAAAAAACACTACAGTTATAGAGCTTATAAAGACGGAAGAACTCCAAAACTTTTTGTAGGCCCAGGACAGAAAATGGTACTTGTAATGGAGGGAGGTCTTTTTGTTTGGCGTAAATACATATCTAATCAGGAAGGAATTAATTGTGCTGTTTTTAGAAATGAAACAAAACTAAAAAGTTCTGAATTAATTCTAGAAGCAGAAGTTGCCTCAAATATCAAATGGGACCATCCAATTAGACTTTTTACTTTTGTAAATAAGTCAAAGGTTAAATCTAAAAATGCAGGGTATTGTTTCAAAAAAGCAGGATGGAAAACTTGTGGAATAACTAAATGGAATAAATTAATTATTTTAGAAAAATTTATATGAGTAAAAAAAGAATAGCAGCAATAGATGGAGATATGATTGTCTACCGAGCAGGGTTTGCTTCGGAGCAGGAGATAAAATGGGAAGATGATATATGGACACTTCACAGTTCTGAGGCAGACATGAAAGTGATTGTACAAGACATGATC